GCCTCGGCAATTTTGTTGACCAGAACATGGAAATAAGCATTGGCATCTTTGCTTCTGGGCTCTCTCCATATCTTCAATTCCACCCGGATATCCTTATCCTTGAGCTTATCGAAGTCATCCCGGAAGTCCTGTTTGACGGTAACTGTGATATGCTGCTCACCGTTACGGCCGAAGGTGAGATCCTTCAACCGCCCCTTCATTTGGCCTCCCAGTGTTCCTTGTAGATCTCGAAAAGATCATTGGCCTTCAGGAAAGAAAGGAAGTCAGAAATGATGGGCTCAATCGGCGGTGTTTCGTCTCTGCGGTAGGTTTCAGGCCATACCTGAGATCCATTCGATGCCAGGTAAACGAATTTCTCCGCTTCGGGCACGATCCGGAGGTAGGTCGGGTGCTGGGTAGAGTCGAAGTACTTGCCGACATCGTAATTCTTGGTGAACTTAATATCGTAGATGACACCGCCTTTCAGCACATCCAGCCGTCCATAGAGAACAAAGCACATATCGTCAACGCAGATCTCCCGCTTTGCCCGATACTGCAGCGTACCTCCACCGACAACGGTTGCTACATCGAAAGCAGCATCAAACCAGCTAGGGTGAGCTTTCATCTTTTCGACATCGTTGTTGATGATCGCTGTTACCAGATCCTCGAACTCGATGCCATTCTGCATAGCCTCTGTCGTTGGTGTCGGCTCTCTGCGAAGGGTCTGAAGGAACTCTTCATAGGGATCTCTCTCGGTTGTAGCATCCTCGTAAGGGTTGCTCTTCATGGCATAAAGCCACGAAGATAACAGCGAGTGGGTCATAAGGTAGCGTTTAGCCATCTTACACCTCCGTCAAGCACAGCTCAGATACATGGAAAATGTAGCCCAACCCATCGATTTTGCCATACAGCACCTCATTGTCAGCAGGTACATTGCCGTTTCTCCCGGTGCGGATGGCATAGGCCATTGCTGCGATATTGCCATCAGATACCATCCAGGACTTGCCGGTGACGTTCTCCCACCAGTCCTCTACCTGAAATTCCTGGTCACCCAATTCTCTGCCGCCGAAAGGGTCTTTGCCGACGTTGGGTTTTGTTCTTACGGTAACTCTGGTATAGGGGCTGCGAGGTCTGATGTTAGGCATTATTCTCCCTCCTTTTTGGGAGGCGCAGGGGTGTACTGCTTCAACACCTTATCGTAGAACAGATCCAGGTTTTTGATCTGTGCATTGAACGCTACACCGATCTCACGCTCAGAGGTAAGCGCATGCTGAATGGCCTTAATCTTGGGAATTGCCGCATTGGCAGTATCCGCATCCTTGATGGTGGCAATGATCTCGTGACCGGCCTGCATGGCGGCGTTGTAGGCATCCTGCTTAGCCTGATTCTCAGCGACTTCAGCTGCCGCCTTAGCATTGTACTGTTCAAACAGCTTGGTCAGGAAATCGTTGGGGGAAGTGGGGCCGAGAGTGGGGATCTTGATAACACCGTTAATGCCGCGGGTACCCTTGGCGAAGTACCGCTCGCAGTTGGAGAAGCCGATCGTGCGGTCATTGCCGTACATCTCAACGAAACCGCCCAGATCCTGGTTCTCCCAGACGTTGTTCTTCGTCTGACCTTCGACCTTGATGCGGAGGCGGGTATTGTCGCCATCCTTATCCTCGATGGCATGGAACACGATAATGATGTTCTTGTCCAGCTCGTAGAAGCAGTAGTCCATCAGGCGGTTGAACTCCTTGCCAACAACGCCGTAGCCCTTCAGGCTCAGGGAACCGTCACGCTGGCGGTACTTGGGATCCTGCTTCGCTGCCCACAGGGACATCAGGGAGATCAGCTTGCCGCCGGTATCAAATACCAGGGAGTCGTAGTCAGTGAGGTTCTCCGGAACCAGATCGGCCAAGATCTCCTCGTAGGACTTAGGCTGAATAAAGTCCTTGCGGTACCGGGGCTCGATACGGTCTATACCGTGATCGATGTCGACGTGCAGGGGGCGGGGTGCAGACAAAGCCAAGGTGGACTTACCGATGCCGGGATATCCGGCAACCAGCATGCGGATCTTCTTCGCTTCGGTGATGATAGCATCGGCCTTCTGAATCATTGCTTTCTCCTTTCATCATGCGGTCTGCCGCTGCAGAACGATAATTTCGTGGCAGCGAGCGCCGTGGTTATCGGTGGTGTACATAATGGTTTTCTTGAACTCGGCCTCAGTGTAGACATCGCTGCAGGCCAGCATGTTCGGGTACTTGTCCGGGTGATAAGCCCGGAAGGCTTCGCAAGCGAGAGCCTTGTTTTCTGCCTGAACCTCAGTCCAGCCCCCAGCAAAAGGCTGGCCCTTGGTTCCGTAGGTAAAGAAATAGCGGTTCATGTGGTATCCTTTCTGTGACTCACTCGTCACGATGATTTGCATAGTCTGTTGCGGACTCATGGTGGATCCCGAGCCTCTCGGCAATATAGCTCATGTCAAATTCTTCTTCGATGCGATCCCGGCAGCAGTTCTCACAGCAGGGCTCGCCGTCATAAATGAATACTGTGTCCTCACCATCAAGTTCCAGGCCGCAGTCGGTACAGTTGACCGGGTCAGAATCCTTGACGGGCTGGGGGTATCCAGTCGCCAGTGTCCTGGCTATCTCAGGATGTTCCGGGATGTTCATGCGCCACCTCCAAGCAATTCCGTGATCTTGGCATAAAGCCAAGCCTGTACAGAGTCGAAGCCATCATCCTGAATCCGTTTCTGCAGGATCTCAAAATCCCCGTCAGTCATACGGAAGGTAAGCTTTCGGCCGAGCTTCCGGCGCTCAGGTTTCTTGACAGTCTCCTGTTTCTCAACAGTGATCGGGATCTCAGGATCCCCGAGCCGGATGCCGTAAGCATCACAGAGAACCTTAAGTCCGTCAGGGTGGATGATTATGCCGTACTTCTCAGGATTTTCAGCCTGGGCGAGCAGCTGCCGATTGAACTTAGGAAATCTGTTCTGGATAACCGGCGCCACATCTTTTGCCATATGCCCGGTGCTCTCTCTAATCTCCTTGAGTCGGAGCAGATTGTTGACATCCCGGAACTGATCTGGTAAACTAGAAATGGAATCACGACGCCAATCGTTTCCATTCGAGGATGTTCCTGTTGCAGCGGGAGCATCCTCTTTTTTCTTGCAATCACAGATCTCGGCGGGATCCAACGCAGAACCGCAATCAGGGCATTCTCTGTGTTTCATGAGATTCAACCTCCTCGATGGCTCCATCAGAGATCCGAGTGGCGATTGCCTTGATCTCTGCGATTTCTTCGTCGGTAAGTCCGACAACGTCCGGCTCACCGTCGACGAAACCATCCTTCATGACAACAATGTTGCCTACGATCGGCCATCCGTGCTTGCTTGTCTGATACCAGACGCTACCGATGGTGTTAAAGGGAAGTTTCTTAAGGAGCCCTTCTTCATTGACGATAAAGCAGTACGGGGATTTCAGGCCTCTTGCATGAACTACCTCAATCCAGCCTCCAACGACCTCACCAAGGGTCTGATACAACGGTTCTCCGAATTCCTTGACGTACATTTTCTCGTCAGTTGTAAAAACCACGCCTTTCATATTTGCACCTCCTTCGATTTAATTTTTATCGGTTCATGGCCCGCAGCTTTCTTTCTGAAAGCCATGCCTGATAACGTTCTTCCTCTCCGGGATTGGAGAATACAGCCTCAGTCACAGCCAAGGCCATCTTTGCCAGCTCGTTGCGCTCATACTCAGGGATCTGGCTCACCTGAATCCTGGGGTACTTATGCTCGTTCATGCTTTCTCCCTTCGTAGAGGTTCAAGGTGTCTGAACCTTTTGGACAAAAAAATAATCCCACAATTCAATGTGAGAGATGCCCAGCAAGCTGCATGCAAGCTCCATCTCAGGCTGTTTCCAGTACCGTTTGTTGTTCAGCTTCAGAGAAAGAGTTCTCTCGGACATATTCATAGCAGCTGCAAAGGCAGAACACTTGCCAAAAACCTCACGGATCTTTCCGTTGAGCTTGCTGTAATCGTATTGGATCTTATTGGACTCGCACTCCACGGTCGTTCCTCCTTTCTTTGGTGGTTCAGCGTCGTTGAACCTGTATGTACTATAACACCTTGAAAACCAAAATGCAATACCTTCTGTTCAAAAATTTTGAACCTAAGTGCTTTTTCTCTTGAACTTTAGTTCAAACAGGTGTATAATAATGGCATGCGAAAGGAGTGAGCTTATGAAGCCTTACACCACTAGCCAGCGGCTGCAGCAGTATAGCCAGATGAAGAATATGTCTCAGGCTGATATTCTCAGAGCGGCTAAGCCATTTTGCGAGAAATACGGAATCAAGCTGGGAAAGAGTGCTTTGAGCCAATACTTCTCAGGAAAACACGTACCAGACCAAGCGAAGCTTACAATACTCAGCCTTGCTCTTAACATTTCTGAAGCCTGGCTGATGGGTTACGAAGTCCCTATGGACAGAAAAACAACGCCCGTCTCCGAGATACCCGAAGACGGACGGTTAAGCAGAATCAATGAGCTCGCACAACAGCTAAGCCCAGATGAACAAGACCACATTATCTCTCAGATAGAATTTCTTCTATCTCGGCGATGATTCGATCCTTTTCTGCTGGACTAAGCTGCGCAATCAGTTCTGCAATGAGCATGTTGCGCAGTTCTTCATTTAATTCGACTTGTTTCATTTTATCACGGCTCCTTGCTTATGTTGGCCGTCGACAGCAAGTCAATTATATCACAAAAAGTTACAAATTGTGTCGAACGATATAATCTAACATTCGACTGTATTTTTGCGAGACATCAAAAGGAGAATCTATATGGCAAAAGGAAAGTACGCAAAGCAGGAGATAAAGAAGCCGTTTTACAAGAAGTGGTGGTTCATTGCTCTTGTTGTCGTGATCCTCATGGGCGCCTTTGGCAACACCGAAGATACCGAAGCGCCGACCGAGCCTACGAAGGCCGTAGAGACAACGCAGCCGGCAACCACCGAATCGATGACTACTGAGACGGATCCTGTCGAGAATGAAGAGGAGCCCCTCGAACTCAAATTCGGCGAGCTCCTGGATGTTACCATCAACAGCATCGACAACATCGCCGTTATCAAGGCTAAGATCCAGCCCAGCTACAGCAATAGCGCAACCATCCACCAGAACTATTACAGTGTCTGCGATCTGATCCAGAATCACGGCTTCGATCAGTACAAGGAAGTTCAGTATTGGGCTGTAGCAGACATGACCGACGGAAGCGAGCAAAAGGTTATTAGCTTTACCGTCGATGCCGATCTCATGGCGCTTATCACTTCTGACTCCGGTTTCGCCGAGAATACCCTGGGAGAGTATGACATCGATCTTTGGATCCATCCCTCTCTCGAAGATAACTGATTGAAAGGGGGTGCTCAGAATGGCACCACGCAAAACCAATTCCAACAAAGCTACTCTGGGCACTCTTCCGTCAGCCTACGGCGTTATTTACGCCCGATACAGTTCACACAACCAGAAAGAAGAAAGTATTGAGCAGCAGGTAGAAGAGTGCATGGCATTCGCACTTGCGAACAATATCCAGATAATTGAGGTCTACGCAGATAAAGCCATCAGCGGCAAGACGGATAAGCGGACCAATTTCCAGAAAATGATGCGTGATGCGGAGAAGCGAAAGTTCTCCGTGGTCATTGCATACAAGTCGAACCGAATTGCCAGAAATATGCTCAATGCACTGAGCTACGAAAACAAACTGGAAACATACGGCATCCGCACCTTCTACGCAAAAGAAGAATTCGGCAACACTGCTGCCGGCCGCTTCGCCCTGCGTACCATGATGAACGTAAACCAGTTCTATTCGGAGAACATGGCCGAGGATATCCGGCGTGGCCTGATGGACAATGCCGAAGCCTGTAAGGTCAATGGCAGGTTGCCTTTCGGCTACAAGAATGTGGAAGGCTACTATGGTCTGGACGAAGTCACCGCACCCGTTGTCGCAGAGATCTTCGAGCGTTTTCTTAACGACGAAACCTTTGCCAGTATCGCTCTGGATCTGAACCGCCGGGGATTCAAAACATCAAAAGGAAACGCCTGGAACAAGGGCAGCTTCCACCGGCTGTTAAAAAATGAAAACTACATCGGCACCTATAAGTACGGCGGGGTCGTAAAAGAAGGCGGAGTCCCGGCCATTGTATCCAAGGAGGTGTTCTACGCCGTGCAGCAGAAACTCACTACAAAGAAGAATCCCCAGGGCAGACCGCGGGCCAATGCCGATTATTTGCTCACCGGCAAATTGAAGTGCGGTCATTGCAACTCCTTCATGGTCGGTATTTCCGGTACCGGCAAGCACGGCGAGCTGCATTATTACTATGTATGCAACGATCGGCGAACCGGAGGATCCTGCAAGAAACAGAATGTCCGGCGTGACTGGATCGAACGAAAGGTTGCTGAGCTGACAAAAACCATTGTTCTGCAGGATGATGTCATCGAGTGGATTGCCGACAACGCCATGGAGTTCCAGCTTCAGGCTCGCAGATCCGTCGAGATCACGTCCATGCAAGACCAACTGGCGGAAAAGAAAAAAGCCGCAAAGAATATCCTTGCAGCTATCGAACAGGGAATTATTACGGCCACCACCAAGGATCGCTTGCTGGAGCTCGAAGGCGAGATCGAAGCTTTGGAGAAATCCCTGACCGTTGCCAGAGCAATGGCGAAGCCCATCGAGAAGGAGCGGATAATCTACTCGATGGAAAAATTGCGTGACGGCGACATCGATGATATTGCCTACCGCAAAACGCTTATCAATACATTTGTGAAGACTGTCTACCTTTGGGATGACAAGATCCGAATCGACTATCACTTCACAGAAAAGGGTAAAACAGTCCAGTTAGACCCACTTTCAGAGGAGTCATCAGCCGATTCCGGCCCCGTGGATGGGTTCGTATTCACTCCCCTAAGCTCCACCATAGGGGAGCTGTACGAACCCCCTGCGATAATTTACCTTACCGCAGACGGGTTTGTACTGATCTCCCAACTGCACACCGACTCACGGTAGTCTTCGGACTACCGTGATTTTTTTATAACCTAATCCGTGATAATCTAACAATTTAACCACATTTCATAGCAAATGCGGTAGATTATCACCAAAAGGAGCGGCTGTGTATGATTAAGATTTTACTGTCCAGAAAGCTTGGCGAGCTGAGATGGACGCAGGCTGATCTTGCCAGGAAGACCGGCATCCGCCCTACGACGATCAATGAAATGTACCACGAATTCTGCGAGCGTGTGAACCTGGAACACCTCGACCTCATTTGCGAGGCCTTGGATTGTGATCTTGACGAAATCCTGATCCGGGTACCGAACAAGACCCCTAAGATCGAGGACAACCGCGCAGGTCAGAAAGTACATAAGTGACGTCACAACGTAAATAGCGCAGAGCGGCAAAACCGTTCTGCGCTATTTTTTATTCTTCATCTTTGATGACGATCCGCTGGCCGTCAGGCAGCTCTATGACAAGCCTACCTCCTACGAACTCAGCTACGCTCACCAGATCCTTACCGGACCAGCTATCTCTTGCAAACTTGTTACTCATAGTCTGCTTTGTCATGCCGAAGTGTGCAGCAAGATCTTGCTGTTTCTTGAGGGACAGTTCGAGAACAGCTTTGACCTTATTGGATATTGCCATGGCAACCTCCTCCTTTCCTGATAAGAGTACACCATTTCGATTTTCTTGTCAAGCTACTATGTGAAAAAATATAGCAAAAAAGTTTTCCTTTACTATTGACAAGTACATCAATTTAGTGTACTATATACCCATAAAGAAAAACACACCACCCAACATACAGGAGGAAAACAAAATGATGATCAAGGAACAGAACGTCGGCGTAGAAATCGAGCTGACCGGCCTGACTCGTGAAGCTGCCGCTAAGGTAATTGCCAACTACTACGGTACCACCGCCCGCTACATCGGTACCTATTACAAGACCTGGGGCGCAACCGATCGCAAGGGTCGCACCTGGAAGGCTATGTCCGATGCTTCCATCACTACCCAGCGCAAGGAAAACGGCCGGGTGGTTTGGGCCGGTGATTCTTACTCCTGCGAAGTCGTAACCCCCATCCTCCAGTACGAAGATCTGGACGATCTGCAGAACATCATCCGGGCTCTCCGCTCCGCTGGTGCCATCGCCAATAGCTCCTGCGGAATCCACGTCCACGTGGACGGTGCAAAGCATACCCCCGAAAGCCTGACCCGCCTGATCAACTTCGCCACCGGCCGTCAGGATCTGTTCTACGAAGCCCTTCAGATCGGTGGTCGTGCCGACCGCTGGTGCCACAAGATCTCCCCCTCTCTGCTGAAGGCCATGAAGCAGGCCGAGAAGACCAGAGCAAACATGGAACGCATCTGGTACAGCCGTGCAAACGATGATTACACCGGTGGCATCAGCCACGAGCACTACAACGCCACCCGGTACCACGGCATCAACCTCCACGCTTTCTGGACTAAGGGCACCGTCGAGTTCCGGCTCTTTAACGGCACCACCCATGCTGGCAAGATCAAGGCTTATGTTCAGTTCTGCCTGGCTATGAGCGCATGGGCCATCGAGACTGATGCTGACCGCCTGTTCTTCAAGGATGTGTCCCACTACACCCAGGAGCAGAAAGCCGACCTGATGAACCGTGTCCTGAAGAACCGTCTGGGAATGAAAGGTCCTGAGTTCAAGACCTGCCGTCAGCACCTGACCAGTGCCTTTACCTCCACCGCAGCTTAAGACAAACTTGCATCAATCTTAAGACTACTTGCATCAGCTGTCCTATCGGCTCAACGGGGAGAAGGAGAACATGTACATGAAACAGGTTAAAGTTGAGTGGTGCGAAAACTTCATAAAAGCACAGTTTACGAAGCACCATGGTCGCCCCGGCCCCAATGCCGGCATCGAAGTTGGCTGCTTTTGGAAAAAGGCTGTAGCCTCCGGATTATACGAGAGCGGCACTTACGGTTCCCCGATGAGCATTGCTCTTTCTAATATCACCCAGGTCGAAACAGTTCTAGATGACGACGGGAAATACTGTTATACAGTATTTAAGCTTAAGGATGGAATCGCAGGAGCGGAGGCGTAGTCATGGTGTACCACATCGTTTGCCCCATCCAGGATCCCAAAACCTTCGACATAGCAAAGTGCCTGGAGTGTAGATACTTCAACATGAGTCGAGGTAAGCACATCAACATAAGTTGCCGGAAGAACCGACTTCCCATTCACAAACGAGACTTCGAGGGTGCTTACCTCTCCCACTACCTAGGCCTCCCGGATACCGTATCTGTGGAGGGCACCGAAGAACCAAAGAAAGGATGATTTCCAATGAGCAGAAAATTTTACATCGCCTACGGCAGCAACCTCAACGTCCAGCAGATGAAGGATCGCTGCCCCGGAGCCTATCAGATCGGCTCCACTGTCCTGAAGGATTACCGCATCACTTTCCGGAGCAACTGGAGAGTCGGCGTTGCCAACATCGAACCCCGAAAGGGATCCGAAGTGCCGGTCGGCATCTGGTCCATCACAGCCGAGGACGAGCGCCGTCTGGATCGGTACGAAGGCTATCCCACCCTGTACACCAAGAAGGTCATGATGATTAAACTCCCAGATCTGCGTACCGTCCCGGCCATTGTCTATGTTATGACCCCCGGCAAGATATGGAGCAAGCCTTCTCCCAACTACCTGAACACGATCAAGCAAGGCTATCAGGATTTCGGCTTCCCTGCCAGGAAGCTCTTATATGCAGCTACTCACCCCGTATCCCACACAAACTAAGGAGGTAACACTATGAATTCCAATTACAAACTGCTGCAGACCATCCACCGTCCTCACCACGAAAGCGAGGGCGGATCCACCACGATCCATGTGTACGACGTGGCCGATGAAACATACAGCTTCCTGCTGATGCTCGACAGCTTCGAGCGGGAAGGTGCATTTCACGGCGATCGGTACTATCCCCCGGAGGTCTGGGAGACCGGCACTCTTCGCAATGCGGTGATAAACGATCTTGAAATCGGCGAAACCGGCATCGCACTCCCCGGAGCTCCCACGTACCGCTATGAGTTCTCTCTTATCGGCGGATTCCTGATCGTGGCAGAGTTCTTCTTCTATAACATCTAAGGAGGCCATCATGGATAAGCAAAAGGCAGAATCCTTTATCACCAGGCTTGCCGCAAAGCAGGCTGAGGGCATCTACCCGTGTCCTCGCTGCGGCCGTAACAACATGACAGTCCCGGTAACTCGAAATGCACTGAGTCGGTGTTACGGTATCCATATCTGCGACATGTGCGGAATGGACGAGGCGCTTCGGGCGATGAGCAGCTCCAACATTCCTCCCGTCGCATGGGATGTAGCAATTAACCCCGAGCGTTATGACCTCATGAACCGGTACTACTTCACTTTCAACGACGATCCTGAATTACCGTATCAGAACGCATGGCTTGAGGTGGTAGCATCCAGTTGGGACGAAGCCACAGCACTATTCAGAGAAACCGTACCCAATAAGGCATCCGGAGATCTGAACTGCTCCTTCTGCTATGACGAAGCAAAATGGAAGCAGTTGGATCCCCCGCTTCACTGGGTCGGATACGAGTGTGTCGGTGTTCTTACCCGAGAGGAGTTCTTGCCCATATGAGCAGAGATTGGACAGAGGAAGAACTCAAGGAAGTCAGCAAGGCGATGAAAGCGGCCGGTCACATGAGTTTTGAGGAGTTCAGCGACGAACTTGAAAAGAAAGGTTTTACTGTCGTTGCCTCTGCCGCCTCCCCTGATCGGTTACAACCGGGATTGCAAGACTTCAATGAGTAAACCGATATAAAACAAAAAAACGCCCCCACCGAGCCACGCAGAAGGCGACTCGATGGGGGCGTAAGTTATTTATTTATCAGCGACAGTCTTGAGCCGGTCATACAGCTCTTTGAATTTGTCGAAGCCGAACATGGCAGCATAGGCAACAAAAATACCCAATACCAATGCGCCGACGGCGTAG